CCTGGAAAGAAAGTATTCAAAAGCAAACCCGAGGTGTTGCAAGAGCAAAAAAGATCTCAGTAAATGACACAATTAATAACGACGAAGATTTATTCTATTTGATAGACGCAGAACTGATACCCGAAGGACAATCTGGTTTTGGATTTTTAAAGATTACACAAGGCAGAGTTGCAAGTGAAATCAAAGCCATGTCAGCACGTATAGACTGGGCAGATGAGATTCCTGTAAAAAATGTAGATTCAATCAACAGTTTGGCAGATATGATCGACGGTATTGGTTACAATGGCTGGATTGCAATTATAACACCTATACTAAACACTAGGTTTCCTCCACCAAGAGATAATGCAAGAGTTGGTAGAGAGCGTGATGCTCTTATACAACAAATTAATACAACCACAGGCGGCTTGCGTCAATGGTATACAAATTTTAGAAGAAAAGTTTTAAGTGGTGTTCCAGAAAGTTTTAGTGTAGAAATAAATGGCAGCAAAGTGAAACTTTTGCCTGATGCTTATATGATAGTAAGGTCATTTCCGCATAAATTGATGTTTCTTCATTTTGCAAACATTGCAAGTGCATTACTCAAGCAAGGTGCTGCCACTGACGCAGAAAGAGAGACTGCTGCTGCACAAGAAGACGCAGATCGATATGCAAATCAGCCAACCAGCACTGACATAGAATACGCGGGTCTTGCAAGAGCACTAAAAGCAGCGTTCGACAACGATTTATTAGCAGCAGTTTTACCTGGAGGCAGAGGTTACGAAAGTGACGATGAAATAATTGAAGATGTGTTCAGCAGAATAAAATCAGCAGCAGATTATGATAAAATTGCCCAAGCATATGCAACACCCCAAATTGCAGGCGATAATGCAAACCTAGGCAAAGATCTGTCAGAACAAATGCGTCTTGAAGACTATGAAAGAATTGTAAAAATACGTTTGTCTTATGTAAGACGTATAGCACCTAAAATATTACATGCTAGAATTAATTTTGCAGGTGTAGAAAATATCACAGTAAATTTAGACAATAAAGAATATGTAATAGGTGATAGAGTATTCAACGACAAGGTGCAAATTGAACCCGAAGTGTTTGATGTAATACTTGAAGATGCAATACTGAGACAAGCAATTGAACAGTCAGGTAACACTATTCCAGACTTGTTTGTTGAGCCTAAAGATGTTCCAGACGAAATTAAATTGCGAGTTGCTAATTTGTTTATTGAAGCCATTGAAAGCACGTATCCTGAACTTGTTCCATGGTATACCAATCAAGAACCTTTTGATAGTGTATCGTTAGATCTCGGCGGGGCAAGACTACGTGAAATAATGGCAGAATTAGCAGTGCTTGCCAATGCTGGGTCGTCGGATTCAGAAATGACACAGCGCATAGTTGATATATTAGAAAGCGATAGATTGTGGCTGGTAGGCGACGGAACGGAAGATAATAGAGGCAATGCAGCGATAACATTTGATCGTAGGTATCAATTAGAAGGCTTAGGCGGAAGGACACTGCCAGCGTCAGATTTACAGACAAATTTAAATGATACAGATCGTGATTTGATTACAAGAATGGCCGATGACAGAAAAGACATAGTTGCTGCTGCAATGGAAGAATTGGCTGCAAAACCAAATAGCAAAGAATATTACAAAGACAAAATCTACAACGGATTTAGAATAGAAGAAGGAAAATATCCTGATCTATTCTATAACGGAGAGGAAGCTCTTAAATCTCTTTTACTGCAAGGCACATTCCCAGATAATGATGCACCTTTTGCTATGTTAATACGTGCATTGGATGATGATGTAGCAATAGCAGCGCCTAGTGTAATTGTTGATTTGATAGAAGAAAGTTTTGAAGGCGAAAACTGGTTAGAGAGAAGGATCACCGGCGGCACCAACGAAGAACTGTTACTAGCATTGGTTTCTACAATTAAAGACAGAACTACATATAACTGGGTAAATACTTTCTATAATGGAAATTTATTCAACGATGTAAGACAAGAAGGCAGATGGAGTAGTGACTTTGTAAAAACGCTTGCTGATGCAATTGGTGCAGATTATGCAAGAGCACAAGAGTTCAGTGTTCCAGAAGCAGCAAATAATGCCTACTTAGAATTAAGAAATACGCTAGCCGGTAATGATTTGTCAACAATGGATCAGAATGAACTACAGCCAGTGTTTGACGCTTTCTATCGTGCTTTTGATGCTTGGGGAGAAAGTAAAATGGATCCAGCACCAGGCGAGGAAGGTGGCAATCAAATAGCAAATATGACAAACTACTGGTCAGAAGTATTGTTACCATTCTTAGAAGTTATACTAAATGCATTTCCAAATGTAGATGATATGGACGAATTACCAGAGCCATACAGAGAACTAGCAAACTACATTTATGAATGGAGACAAAAAGTTCTTAAAGTAGGAGGCTGGGGAGAATAATGAATTTGGTAAATTTAAACCCTGAATTTACTGATTATCCTTACCTTACTAAGCCCATACAGAAACAATTGGTTGAAACTTTGCCTTTTAAAGACTTTGACAAAGACGGATACGAAGTTCCAACCCCACTTGAACACTTACACTATGAAGCAAATGGGGTAGAACTAAACAGAGAAATACAATTTCACATAGCACCAGTTCAAGAATGGTATAGAGACATTGAACAAAGTGAACATGGACTTGTTTTAGACCATTGCATGTTGTTGACTCGTTATGCTTTTGCAGACCAAGCAAGAGAACAAATACAAGACGTTTGTCGTAACCGTCCTATACTACAAAAATTATTAAACATAAAACCAAAATGGGGTATTGACTTTTCTTTAGATTATGTTACACATGAAGTTGTTATGGAGGTAATACATATCGAACAAGACTTTGATATTTTAGAAGACGCCTATGATGCAAAACAACGACTAGAAAAAATAATAGACAACACTGATTGGTATGATGGTGCTTTACAGTTGTGGAAGCGAAAAGACGAATGGGAAAACTTGTCTAGTGATGATCATAGCGATTATAAAGCACAGTTCTTTGGATGGGAAAGAGCGTTTGATAATAAAAAGGTTTTTAACACTTGACTTTTGGCCCTGATCCAATTATAATATAACAAATAATCAAGGAGTATTGCATGAGCGATAGAGTTTATGGCCCTGACGAAAAGGCCAAGCTAGAACGTCTTGTCCGTGAAGGCGTTACAGTATTACAAGAAATTGAAGATTTACAAGCAGGATTGAAAGAAACTGTAAAAGCAGTTGCAGAAGAACTCAATGTAAAAACTAGTCTTATTAACAAAGCAATTAAAGTAGCACAAAAGCGTGACTGGAGTCGTGTGCAAGATGAGTTTGAAGATTTAGAAACTATTGTTGCAACCACAGGTTACGACAAAGATGCGTAGTATCATAGATTTTTTCAAGCGTAGCCACGCATTGAATCCACGTTTGTTCTACATAGAAATGGCCAGTGCCGTTAGTGTTCTTATTGCTAGTTTCTCATTGAGTATAAATGCAGCTGATCCTGACATGCGTTGGATCTATCCGTTTTTCTTTTTTGGAACAGCATGTGGGCTATATACTAATTATAAACGTAATCTTGCATTTCCATTAGTGCTAATGACTGTGTTCTTTTTTAACAACATATATGGAAATGGTGTAGCTTGGGGTTGGTGGTAAGGAGATATAATGCCATACGTTGATGCTTTTTTTGATAGAGACGCTGATATTATTCGTGCTGTAGAACGCAAGGATGGTAAACGTGTTTACAATGAATATCAAGCAAAATACACATTCTACTATGAAGATCCACGTGGCAAATACAAAAGTATCTTTGGCGATCAACTGCAACGTGTGGTTTGTAAGAACACAAAAGACTTTCGCAAAGAACTTGCTATTAACAAAGGCAAGAGAATGTTTGAAAGCGATGTGAATCCAATTTTCCAGTGTTTAAGTGAAAACTACTTGAACCAAGATGCACCAAAGTTGAACGTGGCGTTTTGGGATATTGAGACTGACTTTGATCCGGATAGAGGCTTTGCTCCAGTAGAAGATCCTTTTATGCCAATCACTGCAATTACAGTGCATTTGCAATGGCTAGACATGTTGATTACAGTTGCAATGCCACCCAAAGGCATGGACTTTGATGAAGCAAACGCTATGTGTAAAAGTCGTTGGGGTGAAGAATGTATACTGTTTCCTAATAGCAAACAAGGCGAGTGTGATATGCTTGAAGCATTCCTTGACTTGATTGAGGATGCAGATATTCACAGCGGTTGGAACAGTGAAGGTTATGACGTTCCATATACTATCAACAGAATACAACGTGTATTGAGCAAAGATGACACAAGACGTTTTTGTTTATGGGGACAGTTGCCCAAGCGTAGAGAATATGAAAAGTTTGGTAAGATGAGCGAAACATATGACACTATTGGTAGAGTGCATATGGACTATCTCAACTTGTATCGCAAGTATACATATGAAGAACGTCACACATATAGACTAGATGCTATTGGTGAAATGGAAGTTGGCGAGAACAAGACTGTGTATGAAGGCACACTTGATCAACTTTACAATAACGACTTCGAAAAGTTTATTGAATACAACAGACAAGACGTTGCACTACTTGACAAACTAGACAAGAAACTGAGATTTATCGATCTTGCAAATGAGATTGCACACGACAACACAGTGCTGCTACAAACAACAGCAGGTGCGGTTGCAGTGACTGAACAGGCTATTGTCAACGAAGCACATAGACGTGGTATGCAAGTGCCTAACAGAGTAAATCACGAAGGCAACACAGCAGCAGCAGGTGCTTATGTTGCGTTTCCAAAGAAAGGCGTGCATGAGTGGATTGGCAGTATGGACTTGAACAGTCTGTATCCAAGTATTATTCGTGCAATGAACATGGCGCCAGAAACTATCATTGGACAAATACGCCCTGATTTAACAGAAGCGTTTTTACACGAAGCTATGACACTGCAAAAAAAGTCATTTGCGGGTGCTTGGGAAGGAAAGTTTGCCACACTTGAATATGATGCTGTGATGGAACAACGCAAGGATATTTCGTTGCACTTAGACTTGGAAGACGGCAGTAGCCATGTGTTAAGTGGTGCCGAAGTTTATAAACTAATTTTTGACAGCAACCAACCTTGGATGCTCAGTGCTAACGGCACAATCTTTACAACAGAAGTAGAAGGTGTTATTCCTGGACTGCTAAAACGTTGGTATGCTGAACGTAAGGAACTGCAAGCAAAAATGCGCAAAGCAATTGACGCAGGCAATGAAACAGAAATAGCATTTTGGGATAAAAGGCAACTTGTTAAAAAGATTAACTTGAACAGTTTGTATGGTGCTATCCTAAATCCAGGTTGTAGATTCTTTGATAAACGCATCGGACAGTCAACTACACTGACTGGTAGATGTATTGCAAAACACATGGCTGCGGAAGTTAATAAGATTATCACAGGCGAATATGATCACGTAGGCAAAGCAATCATATATGGCGATACAGACTCTGTATACTTCAGTGCATACCCTGTGCTCAAAGATGAAATACAAGCAGGAAGTATTCCTTGGGGCAAAGACAATGTCATCACGCTGTATGACCAACTGTGTGAACAAGCAAACACAACATTCCCAGACTTCATGCGTGATGCATTCCATTGTCCACGTCCACGCAGCGAAGTTATTGCAGCTGGTCGAGAAGTTGTAGCTGACACTGGTTTGTTTATTACGAAGAAACGTTATGCAGTGCGAGTGTATGACTTGGAAGGCAATAGAACAGACAAAGACGGAAAACTAGGCAAAGTTAAGGCTATGGGCTTGGACTTGAAGCGTAGTGATACTCCAGTGTTTATGCAAGACTATTTGAAAAGTTTGCTGGACATGGTATTAGAACTAAAGGACGAAAAAGAACTGCTAGATTCAATCAGTGCATTTAGACGTGAATTCAAAGAACGGCCTGGTCACGAAAAAGGTTCGCCCAAACGTGCTAACAAGATTGGACACTACCAGCGTCTTGAAGAAAAGCAGGGTAAAGCAAACATGCCCGGACATGTTAGAGCAAGTATCAATTGGAATACACTGAAACGTATGAACGGTGACAAGTATTCACAAGATATTGTAGATGGAATGAAAGTTATTGTGTGCAAGCTCAAGCAGAACCCACTAGGCTATACAAGTGTTGCATATCCAACAGACGAACTGCGTTTGCCAGAATGGTTCAAAGAATTGCCATTTGACAGTGATGCCATGGAAGAAGTTATTATTGATAATAAACTAGGAAACTTGATTGGCGTGCTTAACTATGACTTAGAAAGCACAAAACAAAAAACAACCTTCAATGATTTATTTGAGTGGGGATAAAATGAGTGATGAACAAAAGCTAATACTTATTACAGACTTTATAGAACAAAAATTACGCAAAGAACAAGAGCTTGAATACTATCTCAAAGAACTAGAGGAACTACAACGTAAAATAGGTTATCTGCGACGTGAAGTAAGTTTAACAAACACAATTATTAATATGATAAAAACAGAAACCGTTTATGATATTAAGGAACAAATGATTGCAAATGACGATAACATTATAAAATTACCAGAGGACGACAAGTGAAGTTTTTTATCACAGGAACACGCCGAGGTTTAGGAAAAGCACTACAAGAAAAATATGGCAATTGCAATAGTTTAGAAGATTGTGACATCTTTATAAATTGTAAACATGACGGATTTAACCAGGTTTATATGCTTTATGAAGCTGCAAATCTAAATAAACGTATAATTAACATAAGTTCAAATTCGGGTGATGGTATCAAATATAAGCCGCATGTATATGCAGTAGAAAAAAATGCTATTGACAAAGCAAACGAACAGTTGTATTATCAAGGAGTATATACAACCAGTGTAAGATTTGGATGGTTTGACAGCGAACGTGTTGCAGATGTTGAAGATAAAAAAATGAGTATAGAATACTGTGTTGAAGTTATTGATTGGATTTTAAAACAGCCACACAAAGTGAAAGAAATTACAGTGACCCCAAATGATTGATGTAACATTACATAAAAATTTTTTACCACGTAGTGTAATAGATAATTTATACACGTTTTTTGAAGAAAATAAAGACTTGCATGAGTTAAGCAACCATATGGTAAAAATTAAATCGCCTTGGAGTCATTGTAAAAATTTATTAGAACCATATTTAGAAAAAATTATAAACACAGAAAAGAACTTAGGCGATAACTTTTACAAACATAAATATCCATATTTTCCGCATGTAGATGCAGGTAATAATATCTTCTCAGTAAATGTTTTAATTCCTATAAAAACAGGCAATAGTGAACTGCAAAAATTTATTATTTTTGATCAATACAAAGCAGATTTTGTGCCTGCGACATGGACTGGTAATTTTAATTTTGAAGCAGACTTTGAATATAATAAGATGTCAGGATTTCCATCAAAGGATAAAACTGTCAAAAATCTAACAAATAAAGAAATTGATAATGTATTTTACGAAATGTATTTAAAAGACGACAGAATGCGAGATAAAGAATTGTTTTTTGGACTAAGCGGCACTGCTTATAATTTTTTGCCAGGCAATGTTCTTGTATTTCCTAGTAATCGAATACATGCAACCGGAACAATGATGAGTGATTGGAAAATAGGATTAAGTTTGAGGTTTGAAATATGAAAGTAGGATTTACTTGTTCGACATTTGATTTACTACATGCAGGTCATGTGCAAATGCTCCGCGAAGCAAAAGAACAATGCGATTATCTTATTTGTGCATTGCAAATGGATCCAAGTGTCGACAGAAAAGAAAAGAATGCTCCTGTGCAAACTATTGTAGAGCGTTATACACAGCTAAAAGGTGTAAAGTATGTGGATGAAATCATTCCGTATGGCACCGAAAAAGACCTAGAAGATATCTTGACAATGTATCATATAGATGTTAGAATATTAGGAGAAGAATACAGAGACAAAGACTTTACTGGCAAGGATATTTGCCGTAAACGTGAAATAGATTTGTATTTTAACAAACGTGATCATCGCTTTAGCACAAGTGATCTAAGAAGAAGAGTATGTGAGGAATAGACATGACTTTTGAATGGAATAAAATATACAAATGGGAAGAAGCCTTCGAACGTGAAATTGTAGAGTCTGTTGTCGAATATGTTTGTAGATATTATGACGTAGAAGACTTTGACGAATTAACTGCAAACCAAATAGACGAAATTATGGAGTTTATGGAAGGACTAAACGAATACAGTGTTCTACAAGTAGGATTTAGACATTTAATAAATTACTGGGAAGATGCATCTTATGAAATCGAAGACGAGTAAATTTATATTTGATGTTGATGGAACATTAACTCCAAGTAGACAAAAAATAGATCCTCAATTTGCAGAATACTTTCAATCTTTTGTGCATAGTAATAAAGTGTGGCTGGTTACAGGCAGTGATTATGCAAAAACTGTAGAACAACTTGGAGGAAAAATTTGCGAGTCAGTTGTAACTGTGTATAATTGTAGTGGAAACGATGTGTATTTCAAAGGCAAACGTGTAAATTCAAAACCATTCAACGCTCCTAAAGAGTTATACAAATTTATGGAAAGTTGGTTACAAACAAGTAGTTTTCCTTTGCGCACCGGAAATCATATTGAAGAACGTATGGGCACTATTAATTTCTCAATTGTTGGTAGAAATGCTACAATAGGTGAACGGCAGTTATACATAAAGCACGATATCCAAAATAGAGAGCGTGAAAGCATAGCATTTCAAATCAATTTAGACTTTCCCAATATAACTGCTACTGTAGGAGGGGAAACAGGCATTGACATTTATCGCAAAGGAGGCGACAAAAGTCAGATCCTTGAAGATTTTAGTGGTATTGATGACATATACTTTTTTGGAGATAAAATCGAATTAGGCGGCAACGACTATCCTCTTGCAAATAAATTAAACAATAAGCGTTGTTTTAATGTTAAAAACTGGAGAGACACTTGGGAAAGGTTGTCTTACTTTCAGGAGGCAAAAATAGCATCATGATTATTGCAGGGTATGGCTTTGTAGGAAAAGCACACGAATTACTATTTAAAAATTTTCGTAGAGAAATTGTTATACATGATCCTGCAAAAGGCATGACAGCAGATTTTGAAAATACAAGTGCAGTAATTATCTGTGTTGCAACACCCCAAGCGGAAGACGGCAGTTGTGATATGAGTGCTGTATACGATGTAGTATCAAAGTGCAAAGCAGGCACACCTATTATGATAAAAAGCACTATAAGTTTAGAAGGATGGCAAAAACTTAGAACTGATTATCCTAAACATAAACTTTGCTTTTCTCCTGAATTTTTACGTGCTACAAATTTTATGAATGACATACAAGATTTAGATCATATAATATTAAGTGGAGATACAGACTATTGGCGAGATCAATGCAGTTATAATTGGCCTAATATTAAATTAAGTATTGTATCGCCAAAAGAAGCTATTGCTATAAAATATTTTAGAAATGCGTTCTTAGCCACCAAAGTAAGTTTTTTCAATGAATTATATGATTTTTGTAATGCAAATGAAATAAGTTTTCAAGGTGTAAGACTTGGCGTTGCAGCAGACAAACGCATAGGTGATAGTCATACTTATGTTTGGCCAGAAGATGGTGTAAGAGGTTGGGGCGGGTTTTGCTTTCCTAAAGATACTAGTGCATTATTAAAAATGGCAGCAGATAAAAATATTAATCTAAATACACTTGAAGCAGCAGTTGAATACAACAAAACAATCACAAATAAGTCTTGACTTTACAGCAATAGTGCAGTATATTAAAACAAAATGGAGACAAATATGCAAGACATTCTACAAGATATGGTAAGTCATACACACAAACTTGGCTTTATCACAACCCTCAAAGTAACGGCAGAAGCCGAAACTGGCATTGAAAGTATGGCAGATGATCGAAGTGTAATTATGAATGCAACCACACATTCGCCAGTAGGTGAATTTACAGGTGTATTTGGTATGCCCGATTTAGGCAAACTTGCTTATCACTTGAACAATCCAGAATACAAAGAGAATTCTAAAATCGAAGTTGTGCAAGACGAACGCAACGGAGAAGTTATGCCAACGCACATTCACTTTGAAAATGCAACAGGCGATTTTAAAAATGATTATCGCTTTATGAATAAAGCAATCATTGAAGAAAAATTGAAAAGCGTAACATTCAAAGGCAACAGTTGGAATGTAGAATTCCAGCCTAGCATGGCAGCAATTGCACGTATGAAACTTATGGCAGGTGCGCACAGTGAAGAAACTGTATTCCAAGTTAAAACAGAAGATGGCAACTTGAACTTCTATTTTGGTGACGAAGCAACACATGCTGGTTCATTTACTTTTGAACACGGAGTTGAAGGAACACTAACCCACACTTGGGCATGGCCAGTTGCACAAACTATTGCTATCTTGAACTTGGATGGTGATAAAACCATGAGCATCACAGATCAAGGCGCTATGAAAATTAGCGTAGATAGCGGTATGGCAAATTACGATTACATTCTACCGGCACAACAAAAATAATGAAAACAAACCTTACTGAAACACAAAACGATTATGCTGTTTTCTTGCCCAGTATTAGTGGCTTTTATGCTACGTTTGTAGGCAAACAACGTTACAGCGAATATGTAGATTACAATCGTGTTCCAGCAGGTATTGGTGAAGTCGAAGGTCTTAATTTTTTGAATCCAGATAAAGGAGCGTTTCATTATAAGTGGGCGCTCTATTCTGCAGGACACGCAGAGCTTGATACAAACAAGTTCAGTGAAAAAGAAGACATGTTGCGTAATCGTGATAGAGATAATTCATGGTTGCTAGGCGACTCAGGTGGATTCCAAATTGCTAAAGGACTTTGGGAAGGTGACTGGACTGATCCAAATTGTCCAAAAGCACTCAAAAAGCGTGAACTGGTTGTAAACTGGATGGAAGAATACATGGACTATGGAATGATGTTGGATATTCCAACTTGGACATTCCAAGATCCTAAAGCAGCAAAAGCCGCAAACATTCACAGTTATCAAGATGCTGTAGATGCTACACACATCAATGCAAAATACTATATGGCTAATCGTCGTGGCAACTTCAAAGTGCTAAACGTGCTACAAGGTAGCAATCATGCTGATGCAGATAACTGGTATAACGAATTTAAAGACTACTGTGATCCAAACAAGTATCCAGACACACACTTTAATGGCTGGGCAATGGGTGGACAGAATATGTGTGATGTGCATCTTATCTTAAGGCGCCTTGTGCATCAAATACATGATGGATTGCTCGAAGAAGGTGTGCATGATGTTATGCACTTCCTTGGCACAAGCAAACTAGAATGGGCTGTGTTGCTTACAGATATTCAACGTGCAGTGCGCAAGTATCACAATCCAAACTTTATGATTACATATGATTGTGCATCGCCGTTTTTAGCTACTGCAAATGGACAAGTATATCACAGTATACGTATCGAAGATCGTGGCAAATGGAGTTATATGATGAGTCCAGCTGCTGATGACAAAAAGTATGCAACAGACAGCAGAAAGTTCAAAGATGCAATTGAACAAGATGGTATTCTAAAAGCGTTTGAAGATTCGCCAATCAGTAAAGAATGTAAAGTAAGCGATATTTGTTATTACAAGCCAGGCGATCTAAACAAGATTGGCAAAGAAGGTAAAACTTCTTGGGACTCATTTAGCTATGCACTACAAATGGGCCACAATGTATGGATGCATATAGAAAGCACTCAGCGAGCAAACGAACGCTATGACACAGGCGAATATCCATACATGCTAATAGATGAACGTTTTGAACGTGTTGAGTTTAAACAAATTGTTGACGAAATCTTTAGTTTAAAAGACAGACAAAAAAGTTTAGACTTGATTGAAAAGTATTCAAAGTTTTGGATGCAAGTTATTGGAACAAGGCTAAACGTTGGCAAAAAGACTGTTAACGCTAGCACAAAATTTGCGGAATTGTTTGAGGAGAAATAAATTGGTCAATCGTGATAGTCTCAAAGCACACCTTGAAGAATTGACTAGGAAACACCGAGCCCTGGATGAACATATCACAGATGTATACAGAGGCATAGAAGTCACTGATGAAGTTAGAAGACTGAAAACACAAAAACTTTGGTTAAAAGATGAAATTCATAGAATCGCTAGGCAGCTAGAGGAAAATGTAAATGGATCCGAATGAAAAAGAATTACGACTTACAACACTAGAACTAGCATTAGAAGAATTAGATAAAATCATAGCAGGAATGAAGGCGTCTAGTAAATCGCAAGAAGAGATAAACGAATATATCAAAAAAAGACATGAAGTATTTACAGAAATAAAACAGGTTAAAAAATCATGAAAAGGGTTTACGATACAGGCACCAAAGACGATGTTTCGATGTTTGTTGGAACTGAAGTTGAACACACACCGCAATACGGTAAGAAAACACTGTTTGTTGTTGGTGTAAAAAACATTGATGAAATAATCAAAGCAGCAGAAAATTACGGTTGCAAACACATATATTGTGGTGCAAATATGAGCTTTAATGTAACTGAAAACACCGAAAGTCAATGGAAGCCATGGGAAAACATGGTGTTTCCTTTGTTAAGTGAAGGATATTGGGTAACCTTAGATATAGATGTAACACAAGTCGAAGGGTTATTAGAAAGCGGCTTTACAGAATATCATCGCTTTATTCCAATGATAAGTGTAAAACTGCCATACATAGGACAGTTAGGATATAATGCCTGTGTTAAATTGGACGACAAA